AGCAAACCTTAGTTAAAACAGTTGAGCCGATAAAGCTTACCACTATCTCCAGAATGAACAAAGGAAAGAAGTGGAAGTACGGCTACAATAAAGAGCATGATATAATAGTGCTTTCTCGTAGCGGTCAGATAGGAGAAATTATACAGATACAAGATCTAGTCATAGCTCTACCTAAGCAACCTAAGAATGTGTATAGCAACCCGAAAAACAAATGGGTTAGATTTACTCAACCAAAAGAATTAGAGCGCTTAAAGAACATATTTGATTGGCGTGCGTATCCTGAGGATCAAAAAGAGCAGTGGTACGATTATATAGACGAAGAGTTTAGAAGAAGAGAAGAAGGGTTTTGGTTTACAAACAGTAGTAAGGCAACGTGGATGCCAGGTACTCAGTACATGTATCTGCAGTGGAGTAAGATTGATGTTGGGGCTCCAGATTTCAGAGAGGCTAACAGGTTGTTTTTTATATTTTGGGAAGCCTGCAAAGCAGATAAAAGATGTTATGGAATGTGTTACCTTAAGAATAGACGTTCTGGGTTTTCCTTCATGTCATCAGCCGAAACCGTTAACTTAGCTACACTCGCGGGTGATAGTAGATTTGGAGTGTTATCTAAAACAGGTGCAGATGCCAAGAAAATGTTTACCGATAAAATTGTACCAATTAGTATAAACTATCCATTCTTTTTTAAACCTATCCAAGATGGTATGGATCGCCCAAAAACAGAGCTAGCATACAGAGTTCCTTCCACTAGGTTTACTAGAAAGAAAATAACAGCAAACGAAAAAATAGAAGACCTAGAGGGATTAGATACAACAATTGATTGGAAAAACACAGGAGACAATAGTTATGATGGTGAAAAACTAGCGCTACTAGTACATGATGAGGCTGGTAAATGGGAAAGACCTGAGAACATTCTCAATAACTGGAGAGTTACAAAAACTTGCTTAAGATTAGGATCTAGAATCATTGGTAAGTGTATGATGGGATCAACGTCAAACGCTTTAGATAAAGGAGGTGAAAACTTTAAAAAATTATATAATGCATCAGATGTTACAAAAAGAAACAGAAATGGCCAGACAAAGTCTGGTTTATACTCTTTGTTTATCCCAATGGAATGGAACTATGAAGGATTTATTGACGAGTACGGATCTCCAGTATTTACTACTCCTGATGTCGATAGGTTCGACCCAAGCGGTGAATTAATAGATGTAGGTGTAATAGATAACTGGCAAAACGAAGTGGATGGTTTAAAAGATGATTCAGATGGCTTGAATGAATTCTACCGTCAGTTTCCAAGAACTACAGAGCATGCGTTTAGAGATGAGACTAAAGGAAGTATTTTTAATTTAGTCAAATTATACGAGCAAATAGATTATAACGAAGAGATGACAAACACTTTAGGTGTTACCCAGGGAAATTTTCAGTGGGTTAATGGGGTTAAAGATTCTCAGGTTATATTTTATCCAGATAGAAAAGGTAGGTTTAAAGTAAGCTGGGTTCCACCTTCTAGCATACAAAACAAAGTGGTACTCAAAAATGGCATTAAGCATCCAGGCAATGAGCACATGGGTTCGTTTGGTTGTGATTCGTATGATATATCAGGAACAGTAGATGGAGTGGGATCGAAAGGAGCTTTGCACGGTCTAACTAAATTTAGCATGGAAGATGCTCCTGCAAACAGTTTCTTTTTAGAGTACTTATCTAGACCTCCAACAGCTGAGATGTTCTTTGAGGATGTTCTAATGGCTATAGTTTTTTATGGTATGCCAATACTAGCGGAGAATAACAAGCCGCGTTTATTGTATTATTTAAGGCGAAGAGGTTATAGAGGGTTTAGTATGAATAGACCTGATAAGATATGGAATAAATTATCTGTAGCAGAAAAAGAAGTAGGTGGAATACCTAATTCAAGTGAAGATATAAAACAAGCACATGCCGCTGCGATTGAGATGTATATTCAAGATCACGTAGGTATTAAGCAAGATGGAACACACGGAGATTGTTATTTTAACGAGTTGTTAAATGACTGGTGTAAGTTCGATATAAACAAAAGAACAAAGCATGATGCTTCTATAAGTTCTGGTTTAGCTATAATGGCTAATAACAGACACCTATATAGACCAAATGCTGAGGTTAAAAAACCTCAACTAAACATAAACGTTTCCAGATACACAAATACTGGAAATAATTCACAAATAATCAAGTAATAAATATGGCAGAGTCTGGCGTTAAAAGTTATTTCCCAAGTCAAACAGTTAGCGATGCTGAAAAGTTAAGCTATGAATATGGTTTGAAAGTGGCCAAAGCTATAGAACAGGAGTGGTTTAATCATGATAGAGGTTCTAATAGGTACAAGGCTAATAACAATGATTTTCATAACCTTAGGTTGTACGCTAGAGGCGAACAGTCTATTCAAAAGTATAAGGATGAGTTATCGATAAACGGTGATTTGTCCTATCTTAATTTAGATTGGAAGCCTGTTCCGATTATATCTAAGTTTGTTGACATAGTTGTTAACGGTATTGCCGAAAGAACATACGATATAAAAGCATATTCTCAAGATCCTTTTGGAGTTAAAAAAAGGACTGACTATATGGCTAAAATACAAAACGACATAAAAGGGCAAGAAATCATACAGCAAGCGGCTCAAATGGGAGTAGACGCTACTGAAAGCGACATGCAACCCGAAGACCTACCAGAGAACGATGACGAACTTGCTCTTCATATGCAGCTAAGTTACAAGCAGTCCGTAGAGATAGCAGAGGAACTAGCTTTGAACACCTTGTTTGACGGTAACAACTACGAGTTAATTAAAAAGCGATTTTACTATGACATCACTGTGCTGGGCATAGGTGCTGTAAAAACTTCTTTTAACACGTCTGAGGGTGTCACTATAGATTACGTTGATCCAGCTAATCTAGTTTACTCGTATACGGAATCGCCATACTTTGAGGATGTGTACTACGTTGGGGAAGTAAAGACTATACCAGTTAATGAGTTAGCAAAGCAATTCCCTCATTTATCAGAAGAAGATCTAGAAGATATAATGAAAAATAAGTCTAACAATAGGTCTAACTATAACTCAAGACACTCTGAAGATAAGGAGGACAACAACACTGTTCAGGTTGTTTACTTTAACTACAAAACCTACATGAACGAGGTTTACAAAACTAAAGAGACATCTAGTGGCGCTGATAAAATCATAACTAGAGACGATAGTTATAATCCACCAGAGGACAAAGAAGGCGGGTACGGTAAGATGCGGAGATCTATAGAGTGTTTGTATGAAGGGGCAATGATTCTTGGTACAGACAGATTGCTTAAGTGGGAGATGGCGAAGAACATGATGCGCGAAAAGAGTGACTACACTAAGGTTAAAATGAATTACTCTATAGTCGCCCCTAGAATGTACAATGGCAAAATTGATTCTTTAGTTAAAAGAATAACTGGCTTTGCCGATATGATACAACTAACTCACCTAAAACTCCAACAGGTGCTGTCTAGAATGGTTCCTGATGGCGTGTACTTAGATGCTGATGGCTTAGCTGAAATAGATTTAGGAAATGGAACAAATTATAATCCACAAGAAGCTCTAAACATGTATTTCCAAACTGGATCTGTGATAGGACGAAGTTTTACTTCAGAAGGCGACATGAATCCAGGAAAAGTACCTATTCAAGAAATAACATCTGGATCTGGTGGCAATAAAATGCAAGCCCTTATCAGCACATATAATTACTACCTGCAGATGATAAGAGATGTGACTGGATTAAATGAAGCTTCTGACGGTAGTACTCCAGATAAAAATGCCCTGGTTGGCGTGCAAAAAATGGCGGCAGCAAATTCAAACACAGCCACTAGGCACATCTTGCAAGCTGGACTTTTTCTCACATCATCAACAGCGGAGTGTTTATCCCTTAGGATATCTGATGTAATAGAGTACTCGCCAACAAAAGATGCTTTTATACAAGCTATTGGAGCTCATAACGTAGGCACTTTGAAAGAGATGTCAGAATTGCATTTATATGATTTTGGTATATTCATAGAGCTCCAACCTGACGAAGAGGAGAAGGCTATGCTAGAAAATAATATCCAAATGGCTTTGCAGCAGGGTAACATAGATTTGGAGGATGCTATAGATGTAAGAGACGTTCGCAATGTAAAACTAGGCAACCAACTATTAAAAGTTCGTAGAAAAAGAAAGCAGCAAAAAGATCAAGAGATACAAAAACAAAATATTGACGCGCAGGCGCAAGCAAATCAAAAATCAGCTCAAGCAGCCGCAGAGGCTGACATACAAAAAAATCAGGCCAATGCTCAATCAACAGCTCAACTAGAGCAAACAAAGGCAGAGTTGGAAATGCAGAGAATGCAGCAGGAAGTCGCTTTCAAGAAAGAGCTAATGAAGATGGAATTCGATTTTAACATGCAATTAAAGGGTATGGAAAACAACACAAAGCAAAATGGCGAGAAAGAAAAAGAAGATAGAAAAGATCAAAGAACAAAAATTCAAGCATCTCAACAAAGTGAGTTGATTGATCAAAGAAATAGTGGCGGAACGCCTAAAAACTTTGAATCCTCAGGTAATGATAATATAGGTGGGGGATTTAACTTAAACGCATTCAACCCAAAGTAGGCAATTATTAATTATTATATTATATTATGGAAGAAGAAAACAAAGAAGTAGTCGAAGAAACTACACAAGAAACAACTGAACAAGTTGATGAAAGTAAGTTTGAGTCCGCAGGTGACGATAGCGTCATGAGGGTAGATTTAAGTAAACCCCCACTGCCAAAAGAAGACGCTATTGAAGAGGTGGTAGAACAAGAAGAAGTACAACCGGAAGCACAAGCACAAGAAGCTCCAGTATTAGAAGAAATTACTGAAAAAGAAGTTGAAGAGGTTGAAGAGCAGGTTGAAGAAGCTATAGCGGAAGCCCAAGCTACTGGAAAACCATTACCAGAGAATATCCAAAAGTTAATGGACTTTATGGATGAAACTGGTGGAGATTTAAGTGACTACGTTAAGCTTAATCAAGATTATAGCAAATTAGATGATACTAGTTTACTACATGAATACTACAAGCAAACAAAGCCTCATTTAGATGCAGAAGAAATTAACTTCCTTATGGAAGACACATTCTCTTACGACGAAGACGTAGACGACGATAGAGATATAAGAAAGAAAAAGATAGCGTTAAAAGAGCAAGTTGCAAGCGCTAAAAGCCACTTAGACGGGCAAAAGTCTACATACTATG